ATATGAGGATACCACAGAAATAAACGACTATCTTTTCCATTGTGCGATAAAGCCCTTTGCTATTTATCTTTTGTTGCTCTTTCTTTGCAGCCAGGATTCCCGTCGCCATGTCAGCAAAAACCACGAAAATTGTAAAAATCAAGAATCCTTTAATCGGAACAAAGAAGGAAAATATCCAGCCGCAACAAATCGCATAAGTTATTTTTTCCCATCCAAGATGCAAAAAGTTTATTAAGGTTGCTTTCATTTAGTTGGTTTTAACTGCCTCAAAATTACTTTGCCATCCTGTGAAATATACCTATTTTTTGCCTCCTCCCAATACAAGTCAATGAATTGCCCTAAGATTGGATAACTTATTAATCTAATGGCAAACTTTGAAAATACGTAAACGATTTTAGCCGTTGAACCTTCGACTAAATACCTTAATGTAGTTGTTGTTTTATTGTAATTAAAGTCAACAGCTAACGTTGTTCCAAGTGACGTTATTTGCCATTTGTTATCTGTATAAAATGCTGCATTGTTTTTAAGAATAGTATCCAATGGATTTTTGCCTGTTAATTCTTGAATATTATTATTCTCTCTTATGGCTGCCGTTGTTTTCCTTCCGAAGTCATAATAAGCAATTACCTTGTCAGCAAAGTTATTTGCATTGTTTTCAAAACTTGCCATAGCACCGTTGTACAGTTGGCTTGTATCACCAATAATGGAAGCCTTTTCATAATACCCACCGTCAACGTAATCTGCGCGATAAATAAGGTAATAAGCATTGTCAATAATTTTAACATACGATGTATCAAAAGTGATAGATTGTGCACTTAATTGAGATACAAATAATAAAAAGAAAATGATTTGTTTCATGTTTATGTTTTTAGTTTGATTGCATAATTCGCCAATCAGCACCATCGCTTACAATAGTACACCATTTAGCATTAGTTCCTGATAATATAGTTGTAGTTGTACCACTTCCACTTAAAGGTATAATATCAACATTTGCTGTCAATGCACCAGTAGAGGAATTTTTAAATTTTAATTCTCTATATAAATTTGATGCTGCTGATGGTAAAACAATAGTTGTTGATGAACTATTAAAATTATCAATATAATAATCAGTTGATAAAATACTATACGAAGATGTATTTATATTAGTAATTTTATTATTTACACTCAATGTGCCACTCGATAAAGTTAAACTATTTCCTAAAGTCACATTACCTACCACGTTGCTCCCGTCTTTTCCAAGTAAACTTGTTGACGGAACTGATACAGTGCCAATTCTTAACTCCCCATTTACATCAAGTGTCTTTGTCGGTGACGCATAACCAATGCCCACCCTGCTTGTTGAGGCATCCACGAAAAGCATATGTGCGTTGGCTTGACTTTCAACGCGGAAGTCGGAATCAGTTGCGGCTTCATTAAACACGGCGGAGGAGTTGACTGTCAAAGGTGCGGAAAAAGTCGCGTTTCCAGCGATTGTTGTCGAGTGTGGACCGTATAATCCGTCGCTTGCGCCAATAACAAATCCAGTTGCACCCGAAAATTTTATGTTACCTATTGTGTTAAGATAGTCATGAAATCCAATACTTGAAACATCATTTGATTCAAGTCTTATATTGTGATTTTCCCCCGAGATTGGAGTATTGTCGGTAACGTTGCCAACAAATGTTTTATTTCTCAATGAGGTTGCGCCTGTTACTCCAAGTGTGCCGTAAAAATTTGAATTACCATCAAGGTCTATATTAAATGCTAAATTTTCAGCATTTAGATTTCTGCGAGTATAAAAACTATAACCTCCTTCGGTACCTCCAATAGTTGAAGTTCTAAATTGCATATTACTTTCGGCAGTTGGAACTATTATTTGCCTTCTTATTTCATTTCCTGTTTTAAAATCAATCCGTGTTGCAGTATTATTATCTGCTCCTTGTAAAGTAAATATACCTTGCGTAGTTGTATTGTTTACATTTAATCCCGTAAACGTTCCTGTTGTTGCGCTTAGTGTATTTGATATATTTGTTGCTCCACTAACACCAAGTGTACCACCTATTAAACTATTTCCACTTGCGTTAAATGTTCCATTGACATCTAATTGGTATTCAGGACTTGTATCATTTATGCCAACATAACCACCAATATTACTTATAGTTAATTTTGCGTCTCTTAAATCTGCACTTCTTCCACCATTTGCGTATGATACATTTAATAAATGTATTTTTCCAGTTGCATCAATAAAAGGAGAAATTTCGTTTCTTTGAAAAACAATGGCACTTGAACGATAGTCGTAGTTGGGTTGACGATATCCAAAGTGAATACCTGCCCATTGAAATTGTTGGATTTCATTTGTACCAACTGAAACAAAATCATTTACATTTGAAAAAACTTCTAAAGGTTTATAAGCAAAAGGGAAACCTATTGCCATGCTTCCTGAAAAGACAGCATTTGTTCCCGTCAACCCTCCTGTCAACGTTCCACCTGTCAATTTTAAATAACTTGAATCAGCAAGTCCCGTGCGCAAGTAACTTGAATTATCATAGCTTATCGTTGTTCCACTTGCTTTGACAAAACCAGTGCCATTCAACTTTACTTGATAAGTCGAAGCCGCTACGCCACTACGCAAATAATTAGTAAGCATAGATGATGTATCACTAACTAAAAGAGCTGCCGTTGTATCTCTCCATAAACCACCTTTATAATACAAAGATGAACTTTCAACAGGTGATGTAATTGAAACATCATGAAGCTCTGATAATTTATAACCCGATGCCACTCGTATTGCTATTGTTCCTGTGTTTATTGCTGAATTGATACAAAAGCCAATAGGCATATCAATATTAGGTGCAACTGGTTCAACGTCTGTCCAAACACCTGCAACCGTTGGCGAAGGGTAAAGGATCGCACCAGCCGCAAAGGTATCAGTGTTAACCTGCCTTATTTTGCCAAATGAAATAACATACCCATTCTCACCATTACTTAAATCGTGTGCCGTTATTCCAAGTAAATATTTTGCATCTATTGAGCCGTTAGCGATAAACTTTGCAACCGTTATCCTGCCACTTGCGCCAACCGTGCCATTAGCATAAACAATACTACCTTTGGTAATGGTCGAGCCTGTTTGATTCTTAACTAACCAAAAGTTTTTAAATCCAATTTCATTTGGTACATTGTCATTTAAACCTAAAACAACGGTTGCCAAATCAGAATCCCATCGCATTTTTGCAGTATCGACATTGTTCGTAGGAACACCTACATTAAAAAACAATGAATCTACAGGCTGTGTAAAACTAGAACCACCACCACCGCTAATTAAATTCCAAACGTTGGAAGTAAAATCAAAAGAGTATAATTTTAAATTTATTGTGTCAATAATTACCCATGCGTTTTGGTTGTTTATTGGTTGTATGGATGCTGTGTCGGAAATTGAACCGCGCCAAACAAGCCCGTCGGCGGTGGTCTGGAAACCCAATCTTTGCTTGTTACCCGTGTTTGGATATTGGGCAATAGCAAAAGTAGAGGCAATAATAATTAAAGCCATTGATAGCCCTTGCCGTTTATTGCCTACTTTGTCAATAGCTTTGCCTATAAACTTTCGAGCTATTCCCATGACTAATTCATTTGCTAAAACTTTGGCAATATTCCCAACGGCTTTTAAAAACTTTCTTTCTTTTTTAGGTGCTTTTATTTCTTCCATTAATTTATGTTTATAGCAAATACAATGTAATTACTTCCATCGTAATGGCTGTTTGAATCTATGGTAATGGTTGCAGGTAATGTGATACTATATTGGCTATCTATTAATTTTTGCCCATTCTGGTAAACGTGAATAGAAGCGTTTAAATTAGTTGTGGGTAGTTTTCCGCTATTCTGCGTCCATGTCAAAATATTGGAAGTAGTATCAAGAAATTCTTGATTAAATATTGCAATGGCTGAACCTGTAACCGTGACATTGTTTATTGTCTCTGTAACATTATTATTTACCACTCCTCCACTTCCGGCATTGTTTGCAACGTCGGCAAAGTCGCGAGGCTTAGATAATACTGTCCGTTCTGTATAGTTAGGCATCTAATTCTATTTTAAAATAATCACCCTGCCAAATCTCTGTTTTTAAATCTAAACTACCTCTTTCAAAAACGTAATATCCGGATGAATATTCTATCACTTTATGAGGAAGGTAAGGATTATCAACAGATAAATTTTGGAATGGCATATCTACCATGCGTAGCTTTGGAGTAAGTTGTCCGCGAATAACTTCGTTTACTAATAGCTGTGTGACGTTATTAAAGCCCGATCCGTTGCCTACATCCCAACTGCTACTATTTTCATAAGTGCCAGATTCAAGAACCTTTAATCCTCCATCTGTTGTTTTACTTGGCCCATCACCTATATATGTATCAAGGCTAAATACTGTGGAAGATTTATCATCGTTATCAGAACCATATTCAAGAATATCGCTTTGTCCTGATACGGCACCGGTAGGTAAAAATTCAAGGTAATTATTGCTTAGTAAATAAGATACGGCAAAGTTGGAAATTATACTTGTTCCTGCCTCGTTTCTCATTTGCTTTAATCGCATTTCCCAAACGTACTCCGCACTTTCTGGTATGTCTAATGTATCAAATGTGATAGTTTTATAAGCAACGAAAGCAGCATCAGCCGTTATAGTTTCTGTATTAAATTCATATTCATAAAAACTATTCTCCCAGGTTGCAGGCTCTAATTGAAAATTAAATCCATTCGTGTAAGTCACGCCTCTTTTTAAATATTTATTTTCCTGCTTTACCTGTAATGATTTTATTTTACCGGTAAACTTTGGAGTAGATACGCTATCTAATTTTAAAGTATCTGTATTAGTTGATAAAATGACATAATCATAATCGCCACTTTCTGTAATTGTTTTAGTTACTCCTCCTAAACGTAATCTAAGGCTACCACTATTTTCTATATCAACTTTTATTTTTACATAATATTTCCTTCCGGATGTAACTGTAAATGTAGTGTAAAATGCTTCCGTAGCTATTAAAGTACCTTCAAGTATTTTATTATCAATAATCCATCCGCTGCCTAATGTCCAATTAGCACTTTCAAAACCTTGTAAGGGAAAGCTATTTATTATAGATGCTACTTTAACAGCAAATACAAATTGAAACGGCTCAAAGTTTACAGGATTTAAAGCCTGGGCATAAAATCCAAGTATTCCAGTATAGCTTAATCGAGCATCCGGATTAGAAGCATCTAATGTAGGAGTGGTTGTAATTACCGGAGTAGTATTGGTTGCGTAGTTGTATTCTACACCTGCTAATAAGTTCTGTTTAGCAAAATGATTATACCTAATTACCACATTTTTTAAAGCAGGATAATAAGTCCATTTACCACCGCTCAATCTCATTAAGTCGCTTCCCGGTAGATTAGTTTGAATATTGGATAGTGTTAAATCTGCGGTAAATGTACCTGATTGTTGGATACCAAAAGCATTATATTTAAAGTATCTTTTAGTAGCTGGAGTTCTTGAATATTCATTTACTTGAATAAACCAATATTGATTCCCACTAAATATTAATCTTGCTCCAAAAGTTTGACAAATCTTTTTCAATACATCGTAGCAACTTTGATATACATAATTGCTTTTAGTGTCTTTATGGTAAAATGCTCGATGCTGAATAACTGTCAATAAAGAGTAATCGCTGGCAGCATTGTAGGCTATTGTATTTTCATGCCAATTAAAAATAGTGTGTAAAACTGGCAAACTATTTGCCACTAAATTCTCCTGAACAAAATCTAACTGATTAAGACAATTTAAAATATGCTGTACAACCGTGTCCTGCCCATTGTAAGGCCCAACTGCACTTTTGTAATCCAATGTTTTTAACCAACCTAATCCATCTATTGCAGATATTTGAGCCTGATAACCTATAACCAATGGCACATCTTCAAATTCTACTAAATCTGTTACTATATAGCCATACCATTTAAATGATACTGTCGTATTATCATCCTCGTAGGCTGTGAGCTCCATTGTGAACCTTCCCTCAATTGCCAAGCCAATGTCAAAAAGTAGGGTTTGTAAATCTTCGTTATTTATTAATAAAGATAGTGAACAACGCGAACCAATAATAGGAGTAAATCTTTCCTGACCTTGCTGACTTTCACTGTCGTATTGAATGCCTAATGATAATGTGTCAAATGTTTTCACAGTACCGGAGAAAGAACTATCTTTTATAGATACAGTAATCTTTCTACTTTTCTCGTTATATACTGTCGTTGAAAACCTTACTGCCATTATTGTATTCTACTAAGACCTTTTTGAGATCTGTTTAACAATATAATTAAATCATTACCGCTTATCCTTGTTTCAAGACTTCCACCTACACCCATGTCTCCCATCATTGATTTTAACTTTGACAAAGGTGCTATTACTTCAGGATCAACTCTTGCGTTTCTATTATCCCCAACGGTTGCCATGGTAGGGCCGTATGCCAAACCTCCTTCGGCTAACTTTGGAGTTGTGACTCCTTTTTTAATTGCTGTTCCAATAGCAACTAAAGCAATACCAGAGGCAATAGCAAGTAATGGATTACCTAATTTTAATGCTGCTTTTATTGCTAATGCTGTAACTCCTGCCTGTATAGCCATTTTACCAAACGATACAATAGCATCCGCAATAGGAGCGAGTAACGCTGATATTTCAAATTTAGCACCTGATAAAGCATTCCCTAATTGTTCGCCAAGAGCAACCGAAACATCTACTATAACACCTTCAATTAATCCTTTTAAACTTGCTGATAATTGCTCGTTCATTTTTATTAAACCAGTAATTTTTTCATCAGTAAATTGTATAGCTTTAGCGGCTGCGGCTTGCGCAACTGCAAAAGCATTTGTTTCCTCTTTTGCTCTTTGCGTTTCAGCTGTTACGCTTCTTAATTGGTCTGGTAATTTACCTATAGTGGGTAATAAATTTGTTGTTGGCATTAATTCATTTACAGGCTGTGATTTTACTCCTCCACCTGTTCTAGCTCCTACCGTTCCTCCATTTGTCGGTGCGCCACCATCACCAAATATTAAGTCACCTGTATTTGTATCACCTCCTCCATTACCTGTTTTAGGAATAGGCGTAGCCATAAATAAGCTTTTAAATTTGCCTTTAAGACTGTCAACTGTTTCGCCTATTGTTTTAAATTCCGCTGCTACTATTCTTTGTTCTTCTTGATACTTTGTCATGCCTGACAAATCAAATAAATCTAATCCTAATGCTTTTTGTAAACTATCTAATTTACCTAAAACAAAAGTAACTCCTTGCATAACGGAGTTTTTAATATTTATCCAAATATTTTTAAAGTTATCACTAAATGCTTGCCAGTTATCATAAACATACAAGGCAATAGCACCTACCGCAGCAATGGCTAAAGTAACACCAAGAATAGCAGGATTAGCAAGTATTTTTGCAAAGGCACCGGATATAACTGTAGATAGGTTTTTTACCGTAGTCATTATTAAACGAGTAGTACCAATCAATGCACTAAAAGTAGATATTAATTTTCCTACTATGAAAATCGCAGGGCCCAATGCTGCGACTAATAAACCAGCCTTAACAATAAAGCCTTGCGTCTCCGGATTAAGTGACTTAAAACCATCTACTAATCTTTGCAATCCTGCGCTAAATGAAGCTACGACTGATTCTAAATTTAATGTTTCGTTAATTGCTTTGCCTAACTCGGCTAATGACGCGCTAACATTGTCTTGTAAATTATCAAAGGTATTAGCTAAACCACCATTTGCCCTTTCTAAATTACCTAAAGCACCAACACTTCTTTTTATAAATTCTTCGCTACTTATTCCTAGTTCTCTGATTCCTTCGGCCGTTACTACGCCAAATTCCTCTTTCATTACTCTGGCAAATTCTGGAAGTCTTTCTTTAATCTGATTTAAATCTTCCTGTGTAACTTTGCCAACTGCGCTTATCTGTGATAGTGCTAATACTACTCCATCAAACTGTTCTGCACCACCTCCTGCCCTTGCTACGGCATTGCCAAATTGTGTTATAGTTTCACGAGCAGCATCGGCATTCATCCCTACACTTTGTAAAGAGGCAGAGGCCTTAACAACTTCGGGTAAAGCAAGGCCCGGATTTTCTGCAACTTTACGGAGTTTTTCCATCTCTATTCCTGCCTCCTCGCTACTTCCCATAATGGCTATTAAACCATTTTGTAGCTTTTCAATGTCGGCAAAAGATTTTAAGGAGGCAGCACCTAAACCAATAATAGGTAAAGTTAACGATTGGGTTAATGTAGAACCAATGTTCTGCATATTACTGCCAAACCTCGACATACTACGTTCTACCTTTCCAAGTTCTTTGTCAAGATTTGAAACGTCTACACCAAGTTTTAAATTAAGTTTACCTATTGCCATTATGCTTCTTTATCCCATTTGTCAAATATTGACTTGTCGTTATTTGTCAAACTTCTGTTAGTTTCTTTCTTAATAGGATTCTCCCATGGAAATTCAATTAAATCTTTTGGCTTTAAACTTTTACCTTTTGCTGTGTGAACATTTAATAAAAGTGTTGTTTGCCATCTGATTCGTTCCCACTGTGTTTGTTCCTGTTGTTCAAATTGATTGTTATAACCTTGCATGGCTATAACAACCTCTTTAAAACTCATGTCGTAATATTGCGAAGGAGGAAATCTTAAAACTCCGAAACAAAAGCGTTCGATGTGTTCAAGGGTGAGCTCTCCGCCTTCGCCAGTACGTTTTTTTGGCTCTCATCTTCTGGTGGTGAAATCTCATTTGAAATCATTTCCATGATGCGAGTTATACCTCCCATGTCTGTATCTACCAAGTCGCAAAAGGATTGTAAAGTGTAAGGGCATTTTTCTCCCTTTGCTTTGTATCCATGCTCGACACCGGTAAAGGCAAGTTCAAGGGCAAGTAAGAGATCTTCTCCTAAAAGGGAAAGGTCACTTAATTTAAGTTTCCTCTCCCTTAGAAATGTACCTAACACATACATACCAAATTTAATCGGTATGGATGTGTTGGCGATTGTTATTGTTTTCATGTGTTAGGATTTTAAAATTATGCTTTAACTGTCTTTGTAAT